TCATCTTTGACCCCAAACTAAATCCTCACAATCCACGCATTCCCTATGGAATATCAGTGGAGGCTATCACTTCGCCGATTCGTTTTTCCCGTCCCATTAATCGTGGGGGAACCAAGAAAACTTCCTTGGATGCGGTGGAAACACGGGGGAGTTGGATTCTGCCTGGGACTAATTTGGAGCTTCCCGACGAGGACTATGACTATATTGTTCGGCATCCCCTCGGATTGCAACTTGTTAATTGCGGAGCATTCAGAGTAATCTCTCCCACCCTAGAGGAAGGGAAGTTTCCTACTGAAACAACCCTCGATTATATTGAAAAAGATGCCCTGGATCTAATTCGCAATTCTAGTGATATTGATTGGCTAGAACGATCCGAGAAAAGAGAAGATCGTCCCGCTATTTCTAAGGCAATAGCGGAGCAAGTCAAGAATATCAAATCGGTCAATACTATGAACATCCGTGGGTAATAAATGGTTCTCCCTTCCGATTTTTTAGCGGTTTATCCTCAGTTCGCTGTAGTCGAATCTTCTGTGATTCAATACAGTTTAAACTTTGCCGAGAATAATTACTGTGCTGGTTGGGCAGATCCCAAGAGAACGGATGGAATTATGTTGATTGCTGCCCATCGAATCAGCATTGATTGGTTTCAACAGGCGGATATTGCCTCTAGTGTCACGGGAATCGCATCCGGGCCAGGAAGTTCTACCCCTTCTGGCTCCGAGAATGATTGGTCTTTGACAACTTACGGGAGGCAATACATCCACCTCCGCAATACTATCTTCACTCCCCCTATTTTAGTTTTATGAAAGTACAGTTCCCTGATTTCACCGTTGATAATGGTCGAGTTACTTCTGCTGGAATAGCGGCTCCTGCCTCGCCAGAACTGCAAGCAATGGCAGCAATTTATGTTGAGTTACAGGAAATCAATAAGAAGTTAGACAAGCCAGACCACCCACAGGCTGCTTATACTCCCAAAGAGAAGAAATGAGTCAATCCTTTGTTGAGCAAATGATAGCCCTAAGAGACCGGATCTCCCCTCTCGCGGGGGGATTTGGCAATCCCAATATTCGAAGCCTTGTCGTTCGCACAAGATTGGGCAATGATTACGAGTATCTGGAGATTACCCCATCTCCGGTTATTCAAGATCAATTCCCAAGTAAGGAAGGGATTGAAAATCTAAGCTCAGTGGAGGGAATAACTAAATCCTATTCCGTCAAAGGGATTTCACGGCGTTATTTAGAAGAACAATTGAAGGGTGAGGGGGTTGACTATATTGTCGGAGCAGACACCACATTTTACCCTCCCGATGGAGTTGTTTGTAACTTAGTCTCACTAACTAAAAATATCGTGACGTGGGACATGGAGTTAGTTGAGAAGATTAGCTCACAAGGTTTTTACTTGTGATTAACTCACAAGGTTTCTATTTATAAAAGGTAAAATCATGTTAAAAACAAAACCAAGTTCTTTGTTCCGTGTTGACGAAGATGAAGTATTAGTTGGGGATGGTGGCGGAGGTACTGCACCAACCGAAGCTCAAATGAGGTTACTTATTGCCCAAACCTTGTCAATGGATTTTGTTTACAACGCCCCAGTTGTTGTGCTTAAATTTGATGTTGCCGAGAATGGCAATATTACCGGAGTATTTAAAGATGCGGCACGTCCACGGGTGTTTTCCTTTACCCTAGATGGGGAGTCTGTAGCCTATAAGCCTTATAAACCTGGCAAAATGGACAGCTTAGAATCAGAGGAAGATGTCCAAGAATGGGAGGCATTTTCAGCAGGGTATGGCTTCCGTGTTGATGCAGGAGTAGGTGGCAAAAAAAAGCCTCAATGCGTTAAGCCGACAGCCTATAACTGTGGTGCAGCTTGCATCAACATCATGAAAACCTGCAAAATCAAAACCAATGATCCCACAATAAAAGACAGGCTTAAAAAGTTAGAAGGAATTGGGAAAGATTACGCGAAAACAGCAAAAACGACTGTAGAAAAGCCCCAAACCAAGCCTAAAGCAGAGAGTAAAAAGCCTACTGGTCAAAAATTGGCAACAAAGAAAACGGCAGAACCAGAAGCCAAGATCGAGCCAAAGCCCGAAGTTAAACCCAAAGCTAAATCTAGTCCTAAATCCAAGGCAAATCCATTTTATAGTGACGAACCAATAAAGGATTATGACACCTTTAAAAAGGAAATACCCAAAGAATTAGCTCGAATCAACATGGAATATAATTATGACGGACTTCTTCCAATAGAAAGAGTTAGAAAAGAGCTAAAGGGTCGGATTTCCGATCAAGATTTTGACAAGTGGATGATGGATAGCCAGTTAGATAACGATGACATACAAATGATGGGGGGAGATCCTAACAAATCTTACAAAGATGGGATTAAGACCAGTTTTGGAGAGAAAAACTTTATAAGATTTACTGATGAGAAAGCTATAGAAAAAGCAGAAAAAGAGACAAAAAGAAAGCCCGGTCAAATTGTTGATATTGAGGAATTCTCGAAGTTGGCGGACACGGTTTATGACAAATTAAACAAGGAGAATAATTATGACAACCTCGTTCCAATATATCAAATTAGACGAGCTATGGGCGATAAAGTTAGTAGGGGGGATTTTAATAAATTAATGATCAAGGTGCAGGAGAACGATAAATATCAATTAATGGAAGGGAGTGTAGAGGATAGTGCTGCTGATAAAATCGAGGATTCTGTCAGCACAAATTGGGCAGGACTAAGAGCTTACGCAAAAAAAATAAAGCCTGACAATTAAAATCGAATGAAAAAACCCAGCGCGAAAACCTACCTCCTATAACTGCGGCAATACAGGTCTTGATAATTCTGAAGCAAAAGGAAGAACAAAAACATGAGCATAGAGACTAAATCAGCCCCAACAAAAGCACAAATGCAAGCAGCGATCGCCCAGACTCTTGCTCTTCCTTTTGCCTATAACGCCCCAGTGGACGTGTTGGACTTTAAGGTAGATGACACGGGTAAAATATCTGGGAGATTTAAGGATTCTGCCCGTCCGAGGGTGTTTGATTTTGAGTTAGATGGAAATACCGTTAACTTCAAACCTTACGCCCCAGGACGGATGGATTCGGGCGATGCAGTAGAACAATGGGAGGAGTTTTCTTTAGGGTACTCCTTCCGTTTTGATGCTAAAGCTAAAGGAGTTAAGGCAAAAGGCAAGGCAGGAGACAAAAAGAAACCCCAATGCGTTAAACCCACCGCATATAATTGCGGGAAAGCCTGTATAAATATTAATAATAATTGTAAATCAAACCCCGATGACGCTCAGTCAAAGGATCGTTTAGAGAAATTGAAAGCTGCTGGTATTGATTACGCTAAAGAAGCCAAGAAATCCAATCCTAAATCAACTACAAAAACCAAGAAAGAGGTAGAAAAACCACCAGAAATAGATAAAATCCCAGAAACAATAAAGGAAATTCCCCCTAGCAAAAAAGGGAAAGAATCTGACTTTGAAGAAGGGAAGAAAGCTGCTAAAATAGCTGTAAAGAGTGAAGATCAAACAGAAACCCTTAAAGAACCTGAAAACGAACCCAAGCCTCTTAATTTAGTAGGGAAGGGGGATCATGAGTCCGTTCCTGGCGACGCATACGGGTACTTTGAAGCAATGAAAGCATCGGGTAATCCCATCTCTTATGACGATGCTATAAAGATTACCGGAGCCGTTAAAGAGTGGACAGAAGATGCCTCTTATATTAGAGAATCTCAAAAAGCAGGGGAATACAGCCTCGTTGCCGACCGGATCACTGATTACGTCAAGAGTTCAACGCCATTCAAAGGTGAAATCTACCGAGGCATCTCCCTTGAATCAACAGAAGAAGCACTGGAGTGGGCAAAAGGAGACAAAGACGGAATATTGGACAATCAAAATGCCCACGCCTCTTGGACTTCTAATTGGGATAAAGCGAGAGAATTTGCTGTTGACAATGCGTTCGATGAGACATCACAACCTATCATTATCAAAACAATTAATAAGTCAGGTGCCTCTATCAAAAATTTAAGCACCTTTGATACGGAAGATGAGGTAGTGGTCATCAAAGACACTCGCCATCGGGTTAAAAAGGTTGTGTACGAAGATGGTGTTTTGATCGTTGAGACAGAAGAAGTTTCTCCTAACAAGGAAAAGAAAATGCCTGAACCATCACCAGAAATAACTAAAACCCAAAAAGAATCCGAGGAAAAGGCGGTTAAACAACCCGAAGAAAAACCTAAAAACCTTAATTTAGTAGGGAAGGGCGACCACGAATCCATGCCCTCAACCCCCGATGAGTATCGTGAAGCACTGGAAAAAGCAGGGGTAAATATTTCTAAGAAGGAGGCAGCAGCCACCACTACAGCCATCTATAAATGGACAAGGGATGCCACTGACATCCGAGTTGATCAAAAAGCAGGGGAAGAAAACGAGGATGCCAATCGGATTTCTAATTATGTCAGGAACTCAACCCCATACGAAGGCGAAGTTTACCGAGGGATTCATTTTGCAACCAAAGAGGAGGCTTTAAACTGGACTAAAGGCGACAAGGATGGGGTGCTAGATAATCAAGGTGCTCACGCCTCTTGGTCATCTAGCCTTAAAACAGCAAAGAATTTTTCGGACGATTTCTTTATTGAGGAAAAAAGGTATCCCGTCGTCATTAAAACCATTAATAAATCAGGTGTGTCTATTAGGAATTTGAGCAGGATCAAAGAAGAAGACGAAGTTATGGTGCTAAAAGACACTCGCCATCGAGTTAAAAGTGTCAAGGAAGAAAACGGACGGATTATTGTTGAAGCTGAGGAAGTATAGGAGATTTAACCATGAGTTCAACGACTAGAAAAGATGCCACACCAACCGAGCCACAGATGAAGTTGGCGATCGCCCAAACTCTGTCTCAACCATTTGCCTATAATGCTCCGGTGGTGATGTTGGATTTTTCGGTAAACGATCAAGGGGAGTTTGAAGGCAAATTCAAGGATGCAACCCGTCCCCGTATTTTTTCATTTAATATCAAAGGGCAGTCAGTAACCTTTAAACCTTATACCCCAGGACGGATGGATAGCGTAGATGACTGGGAGGAGTTCTCTAGTGGCTACTCCTATCGGGTAGATGCGGGGATAGGAGGTAATAAGAAGCCACAGTGTGTTAAGCCAACAGCTTATAACTGTGGGAAAGCCTGTATTAACATCATGAAAAGCTGCAAGATTAAAACTGATGATCCCACAATAAAAGATAGGCTTAAAAGGAAAAATACGGGAAATATACAGGAGGGGTTGTAATAGCTCCCGGCGACAATTCTATAGCGACGGTAGTACATGAAATGGGGCATTGGCTTGAATGGAATAATAATACAGTTAGTCGAAAAGTGTTGAATTTTTACAACAAAAGAACCGCAGGGGAGTCAGCCGTTTCATTAAAAGAAGCGACGGGTAATCGGGGCTATAGTAAAAGCGAAATAACGAAAGTTGATAAATGGTTACATCCTTATATGGGGAAAGTGTATACCTACGGGACAGAAGTATTATCAATGGGGCTGGAATTGATGTACAGAAACCCCATTTACCTAGCCAAGAACGATCCAGAAATGTTTGATTTTATCTATTCTGTAGTTAGGCAAGGGAACTGAAATTAATAGGTCAATCAGAATAAACAGCCCACTAATTTCACATCCTTTCTGGTGAATTGTTTGAATTTTCCAATAATACCAATTTTTTGATAGAATAGTTAAGAAATTATAGGATTAAAATGTATGGCTTCTATTGTATTGGACGGTGTTGAGTATCCCCTGGAAAAACCTGTGGATTTTATGTTGAATTGGGCTATAGAAGGCACAAAAGATGGATTCACTAGCGCGGAGTCGCTTAATAAAATTAGCAACACCTTAAAAGCTGTCTGTCCCTCAATCCCCGAACATTTCTTCTACTCCTCAGAGGGATATGTTTACCCATTGATTGACACTTATCAGATTGTCGATTTTGTGGCAAAGTTAGTAGTGGCGGTTATCGACAAACGGATTGCCGCAGTTGAAGCTCTCCCTTCAGAAGAAAGATCCTCCACTGAAATCCTAGAAAAGATTGCCCTATTGAAACAAGCCGCAGACCAGATTGGGAAACAATTTGGAGATCAGAAGATTGCTTTACTATTAGGGGGGATTCAAGTGTCTGTTAAGGGGAATGTCCATAACGCCTCGTCCTTGAATGAATCACGGTTTCGGGAAATCAAACAGCAGATAGAGCAATTAAACGCTGAGATGTCTTCGTTTCCAATCAATTAATTTCCCTAACAAGTAGGGAGAACAATAAAGCCCCAGGTATTCTTGGGGTTTTATTGTTACAATTCAATTAAACCAATGCAATTAAACCAATGCAATTAAACCAATGCGTAGTATTTAATTAAAACTGCCTCTTAATCATAGCAAGGAAAAGGGGGATTTTTAGATGGTGGCAGGATTTGGCGGGACTACTATTACGATTACAGCAAACGCCAGCCAGGCTGTCGATGTAATCAGGGATCTAGGGGAAAGCCTCCTCGGTCTACGTCAGCCTTTGCAGGTTTTTGATTTATTCCGTGAATCTTTTGGGGGAGTGACAAGCTCAATTGTTCAGACGACCTCAGTTATTGGATTCTTTGGGCAGGGGATGTCAACGCTTCGAGGGTTGGTTTCTAACGGCCCGTTTAATTTGTTGATTGGACAAACTGTCGAACTACAAGGGCAGTTGCTATCGGTCGCATCAACGATGGCAGCAACTTCAAAAATTATTAGTAATGGGTTTGAGATTAAAGATCCCACCCAGGCTATCTTAGCTCTCAATCAACCTATAAATGATCAGATTAGACAGTTAAGGATTGATTCTATTGATCTAGTTGGGGTCACGTCAAAGCAATTAATCCCAATATTTCAACAGGTCGCACAAGGAGCTACACCTATCGGGGCTACCCTAAGCGATGTACGGAGTCTAACCATTGACTTTGCAGCCGCTTTGGGGACATTACAGGTTCCTTTATATCAAAGTAGACAAGAGATTCAATCAATTTTCCTAGGAACAATTGACATGAATTCCATCTTGGCTAAATCGTTAGGAATAACTAACACGATGGTTGCCAAGTGGAAGGCTCAAGGGACTTTAGTTCAGGAATTAACCACACGATTGTCTGCGTTTAGGGCTGGAAATAAATTAGCCGCACAGAGTTTTTCTGGAGTAACGTCAAACATTCAAGAAATGTTTGAATTAATAGGACAAAGATCGGGGGAAAAACTATTAGCACCTTTGACTCAATCCCTAAACGAAGTCTATAAGTTTTTACAAACGAACCTTGAGATGTTGGTGGGCGAATCAGGGAAGGTTACAGATCAGATCCTTCGCGCGGGTCTAGCTTTTCAATCTATTTTTAAAACCGTCTTGGGGGATGTAGTGACGGTTTTTAAAGATGTCCCCCTATTTTTGTTTACCTCTCTGGCGAACGCATTGGAGGCACTGAATCAAGGGCTGGGATTCACAATGGCGGTATTGCGTCCAGCACTGAATCTATTTTCGGCTTTGTCAGGGGCTATAGCACCTCTAGCTAGTGGGTTTTTAGTAGTTGCTCTACAGGTTAAATCTCTCGTTTTTGGGGTCAAGTTACTTACCTCCGCTTTCGGGGTTTTGGGGAATATTCTCCTTCCGGGCGTGGGGCAACTACTGCTGTTATTAGCAAGGAACGCGTGGGGATTGGCAGCAGCATTCACAAGTTTAGGGGGAGCTTCTGTTTTTAGTGCAACAGGAGTGGCGCGATTATTCGCCAATCTCCAACTGATACCCGGATCTGTGACCCTAATCACGGCTGCAACCGCCGCACTAGGGAATGTCCTTAAGAGTGTCGGGGTTGCGGTTGTCGCCTTTGCTGCGTTTAAGGCAATTGACACATTTATTCTTCAGAATAAAGCCTTGATGGAGGTTCTCGGAGGGGTTGCAGGGGGTTTGGGTGAGGTTATCAACATTCTGGTTGGATCGTGGCAGTCCGCTTTAATTACCTCAACAGTTGTTGTTACTGGTTTAGCGATCGCCTTCCGCGCCCAATTAATCCCTGCGATATTGTCCTTCATTAAAATTCAATTGGCTGGTGTTGTAAGTAGTGCCACCACGGCATTTTTTGTTTTGTCGGGGGTATTGAGTTCCCTTGGTTTGGCTGGGATGGCTGCAAGTGCTGGGAGTGCCGCGAGTTCATTGTTAGGATTGTCATCGGCTGCGGCTGCGGGGACTTTGACGGTCGGAGGATTGGGTGTTGCAATAAAAGGATTGGTACTATCAACCGCAGCACTATTAGCACCTTTATTGGCTGTGGCTGCGGTTTTGGGAGGGGTTGGACTCGTTCTTTATAGTCAATCCTTAAACGATTCTACGAAGGCAACAACCGAACTAGCAACCCGAACAGAGGAATATGGGGATTTGGCTATTGAATCCCTTGAGAAACTGTCTGTGGCTCAGAAAAAGCAACAGGAAGCTGATAAATTAGGTATTAGATTAACGGATGGAGAATACAGGAAAAATCGGCAATTGCAAACACAGGCACGGCTAAGAATTGGACTTATCGAGGATCAGATAGCTGCATTAAAAGAACAAGAAAGAACGGTTAAAGGGGATGCTAACAAGTCTAATATTCAATCTCAAATAGGCGAGTTAGAAAAGTTAAAAACGGCATTAGCCCAAGCCTCCTCTAACGTGGTTATTGCCCCAAAAGATTTAACGGTATTAGGAACAGCGTTAGAACAGTTAAAGAAAAAAGCAAATGAAGCTATGGATGCAATTCTAAAACCATCTGGAGATCAGGATGTGTTCAAGAAAAAAGCGTCCGAGGTTATTGAGTTTAACATGGCTCTATTAGAAATGGGGCAAACGATTGATAGGGATGTTACTAGCAAACTCCGTCAATTAGCCTATGATACAAGGTTAGATCAAGAGGTTCAACGCAAAGCACAGGAAACAATTACTAAAGTCATTGAGCAGGAAAGCAAAAAGCGATCCGATACTATCGCAAAACAAAAAGCCGAAATAGAGTCTCAACAAAAGAATGGGGAGATAGGAATTAGAGAATCAGAGAGATTAACCACCGAACTAACAATTAAGGAATTAGAGGAACGCAAGGCAGCACAACAACGGATTCAGTCTGAACAACAATCCTTTGGAAATCTTGAAGCAGTCCGAAAAGCAGGGGAAGAAATTAAGAAAATAGAATCGGATATCACTAAAGCCATTGCAGAGGAACGATCTAAACGAAACGAGGAACTGGTTAAAAACTTTCAGGAGCAACAGTCAATCATCGAGGGATATCTTGCTCAAGGATTATCCACAGAGGAAAACTACAATAGCCAAAAATCACAATTACAAATCAAGGGGTTAGATGAACAAATCAGGCAACAACAGAACAAATTAAAGAAGTTAGCGGATACTGACAAAGAAGGTCGAGAAGCTGTCAACGCCGAAATCGGAAAACTCCAAGTTCAGCGTCAAAAAACAATCAAGGATGGCTACGACCAAGAACTTTCTACACTAGAAAAACAACTTAAAAAAACTGTTGATTTAGTTAAAGAAGCTGAACTAATTAGACAAAATGAAGTTCAGAAGTCGTTTAATGAATTTGGAGGTGATCGGAACTTAATTGACGAGGAAAATATTAAAAACAACCTCAAAACTCTTGAGTCTGAATACAATAACACATTTAAAAAACTAGAGGCAATAAAAGCTCAACCCGCACTCTCAGACCCACGACTAGAGGCTAATAGACAAACTGAAATCAGAAAGCTAAGACAAGAACAACTCCAACAATCCCTAGGGATGTTGAAAACCGAGAAGGAAGCCTGGGATGCCCACACTCAAACCGTTTTAGGGAACATCGCCAAAGAGAATGATGCTCAATTATTAAGCATAGAAAAGCAGATTAATAGTGGTAACGCACTCAGGGAGCTAGAAGGGGCTTCAAGTGCTACCGATAAAGTTCAGGAGTTGCAATTTCAACTTAGCCGAGAAAAAGATGTCAATAAACAAGCCAAATTAAGACTGTCCCTAGAGGAAGCTACCAGGGAAGAACGAGAAGCCTGGGCAGCATTAGAGATTGCCGAAACCGAAATTAAGAATACTAAGGAAATAATTGCCTTAAAAACCCTGCTAAACCAAGGGAAGATTTTTGGGGAAGAATATGATCTAACAATAGCACAGCAAGCCATTAGAACATTACAAACCAAAATTAGTTTAGAGACGGATGCTGGCGAGAAAATCAAGCTCCAGTTGCAGTTGGTTGAGGCTCAGGGGCAGTTGATTGATGCAATCGTAAGGAAATACGAAGCAGGATTAAACAAGGAAGCACAAGCTTATGAGAACACTATTAAACGCCAGAATAACGAACTAGATAATCAGAGTCGGAAATTCGATATTCTCAATAAAGCCCTTCAAATGCGTTCGGAATTACAGGACGCACAAAAAGGGGTGTTTGACGCGGCTAGTAGCTTTTACTCAGGGGAATTAGATGCTTTAGTCCAAGGAGAACGCTCTGAACGGAAGAAAAAACAACTCGCTGAATTAATCTCGGCTATTAAATTAAAATCAGCTATACAACAAGCTGAATTTGATAAACAAAGCCTGATATCCCAACAATTAATGAAAGGTATTGAAATAGAACGGGACAAACTAGCTGCTAGAAGGGCGTTGAATGATGCGAAAGTTGAAAAAAGAAAAGCTGATAATGCTCTTAAATCAGCCAAGAAAGATCCTAGAACAACCCCAGAAGAGTTAGACGACCTGCAAACAGCGGCAGATATAGCAGGAGAGAACGTCGGCTACCAAGAGCAAAACTTGGATTTATTACGGAGACAAGACATTAACCAGTCAAAAGTTTTCAAACTCCAGAGAGAAGCGTTGGAATTCCGTAGTCAAGGGGCTATTCGCTCGGCACAGGTAGACTTGGCCAACAACACCAGTAACAGATCATTAAAACGGCAGCGTTTTACAGATATTACTGCCAGCGTGCTTGATGGTTTTGGAGTGGACAGTGTAAGCGATCTAACGGGTCGAGCCGCAGCGACGGGAGAGCAAGCCCTCAGAGAAAGTGGATTAAAAGGGAGCAGAAGATTGCCAGGAGGGATGTCCGCAGAGGGAACAATGC